ACCTCATCGACCTGGGCGACCGGGGTGACGAACGGTACCTCGCAGCGTGCCCCGCATCCGCAGACGCCAGGGCACGCGCAGTTGCGCCACAGGCCCCCATCGACGTACGGGATCATCCACGGCATCGTGCCGCCGCCCACGGTGCCCAGGCTGACCGGCCACGTCATGTAGCCCCCGCCGCCCGCACACTTGGGCCCGCAGGGGCGGTAGTTGGTGGGGCACTGGGCGAACTGGTGACCCGTGAGAGCGTCCAGAACAAACGTCGCCAGGTCCGTGGCGCGCACCCGGATCGCCGGGTCGAAGGTGCCCCAGTCCGGGCAGCACGACGTGTCGAGCGTCCACGCGCACGGTCCGGGCAGCGGCCCCGGTGTGGGCGGCTCGACCGGCTCCACTTCGTTGATCACAGGCACGGCAGACCTCCTACGGTGTCGGGAACTTACTCGCGCGTACGAAGGTGGCCTGTGCCGGGTCCGCCAGGTTGGTAGCGGTACGGATCACCGCAATGTAACCGATCAGACACCCGAATCCGATGACGGGCGAGGGGACGTACGGGACCGACCCGATGGCCAGTACCGCCGCGTTCAGGCTGGGGAACGTGAACTGGCCGTACTGCACGGCGATCCGGTTGGGGTCGTTGTTCACGGGGATCGCGTAGACCCTCTGCACCGTGGCGGTGTTGGTACCGCCGCCCACAGGGGTCAGAACCCCGTTCAGGTCGTACAGCGTGGGGTTGATCGTCGTCGTGCTGGGCGGCAGGGGGCTCTCGGGGAACCGGGTGACCCGCCGGAACACCGCAGGCGACTGCGCCGGAGAGGGGTTCAGGTGGGGTGTGTCGGTGAGCACCCCTGCGTTGAAGTGGTTGAAGCCCCGGGAGAAGATCTCGCCGGCGCTCTTCTCGAAGCTCAGCGTCCCGGGCAACGGGGTCAGCAGGTTCCCCATGGGGGTCGCGTTGAAGGACCCCAGGGCGTCCATCAGGTCGGCCAGTTGGTTCACGGGCTGGCCCAGGATCACCTGCTGGGTCTGCACCTCGGTCAGGGTCCCCAGGCCCGTGTCGAACAGCGTGATCCCCAACGCCAGGTGGGTCCGCCGCTGGGTGGGGGAGGGCGGGAACCCCTGCTGGATCACGTTGCCCGACGCGTCCATGAGCCAGAACGTGATGGCCCTGCTGAGGGAGTTCACGTCCAGGGCTACCGTCTGGACGGGCGTGTCCACCTTGACCGGAGTGATCTCCGCCGAGGTCGGCTCGTTGTTGTCGACGATGTAGCCGACCAGGGCCCCGATGGTCACGGACGTGGCCGTGGCAATGTCCATCTGGCCGCCGGTCGCCACCCCGGTGGACAGGTCAGCGCTCTCCAGGGACAGGCCGACGTCGATGGCGAAAGCCTCGCTGTCGATGTGGACCCAGTAGCTCCCCTCCTCCGCCCAGAACGTGAGGACGCCGGCGCCGTCCGTGGACGTCGGGTTGGGCAGGGGCGTGCCCGAGATGTCGGAGAAGAGGGGTGCGTAGAAGTTGGAGTCCTCCGGGAACACCGCTGCGGGCAGGTTGGCCGCCAACACCCCGTTGGGGAACCAGTACTTCTTGCTGTACCTCACCAGGGCCACGGGCCACGTCCTTCGGTCAGATCCACAAGCCAGACCCACAACCTGTGGACAAGGTTGTGGGTCTGGCTCACGAGCACTACGGGGCTGGAAGAACCACCGCGCCGCAACCCGGGGTGGGCAGCGGAGCCGACGTGATCTCGTGGTGCAGGTGCGTGGTCTCGCCGATGGCCGTCAGGAGCGGCTCCAGCGTGGCCGGGACCGCCGCGTCACGACGGACGTCGTACGGGCCGACATCCCAGCCCGACCCTGCCTTGGTACGGGCCGTGAACGTGGTGACCAGCGGGCCGTTCTCCACGGTCCACTCACCCCAGCGCGCCTGCGTGACCCACGGGTAGAGCCAGTAGCCGTACTCGGGGAAGCCAGCGGCGCACGCCTGCCCGGGGATGCCGGTCCACAGCTCCAGGGCGAAGTTGGCCGTACCGGTCAGCTCCGAGTCGATGCGCCAGCCCACGGTGTCGGGGGTCGGGGTGGCGTCGTTCACGACCAGCGGGTCACCGGTGACCATGTTCACGAAGAACGGGTCGGTGGTGCACAGCGTGATCGTGAGGTCAATCCACCGGAACGCCGGGTCTCCCTGGTCGTCGATGCAGAGGTCCCCGTTGGCGTCCGCCTGCTGGATCTCCTCGGGATCGAGGTAGTTCGGGGCGTTGGCCACGGTCACGAACGACTTGGTGACGAGCGTGGACGTGGGCCCTTCCACGGGCGCGCCACACTCGTCAAGACGCGTGATCCGCATCATCTTGCCCCGCGCCTGGGGGCGGCAGAACGTAGCCATGGGCTACCCCTCCTTCTTGTTCCGGGTGCGCCGGGTCGGCTTGGGGTCGGGCTGGGTGAAGCGTTCGGCGACGTACGGGGCCACGAGGAACTCGGCCCCGCCGTGCGTCGTGCGGACGTGGTGCGGGTCGTCCGCCAGGGCGAGCAGCAGGATGGCCACCGTTCGCCTCTCGCCGGCCCCGGGGATGACCGGGACCCAGTCGGCTACCCCGCTCATACCGGTACCGCCGGAGCCGTGGCCACGGCCGGAGCCGCCACCGGGATCTGAACGGCGAACACGGTGTCGCACAGCCACCGGTGCATCCACACGGTCTCCGCCAGCCCGTACCACTGGTTCAGGGTGCGGTCGAGCGTGGCCGCCGGATCGGGCTGGTCCACGGACGTCGACCACAGGTGCACGGCAGGCGTCATGAACGCCCACACGAACCCTGCGGCGGGCGCCACGTCGGCGGGGCCGGTGATGTCGTACCCGGCGCCGAAGGACCAGACGGAGCCGAGGGGCGTACGGAGCTGTCCCGCACCGCCCTGCCCCTCCACCATCTGCGCGTACTCCACGGCGCCCTGGGCCACGGTGGAGACGTGGATGGTGCCGACGTAGCCGTGAGCGCCGTAGAACGCGTTCTCCAGGGCGGAGACAGCGGCTCCGGCCCCGGGGGCCAGCGGAGTCACGACAGACGCCCCTGCGCCCGTGAGCGTGGGCGTGATGGCCAGACCGCCGCCGTCCCACACCACCGCTTCGAGCTGGTTCTGCACGCCGGCCCGGTAGCGGGCCTGCACCCGCCGCCGGACGTCCGCCTGGGTGGTGCCGACTGTCCCGCACTTGTATGTGGCGACGAGCCAGTACGGGTCAGCCTCTACGTACTCGGTCCCCTCGGGGAATTCCTTCTCGGCGTGCGGCGGGGCGCACGTCGGGTCGTACGGGACCACGGACATGCCGCAGTCCGGTGCCTCGAACTGGTAGCCCGAGGAGACGCCCCGTCCGTCCAGCGTGCCCACCGATGCGGCAGCCGTGAGCAGACCGTAGCGGCGTGCGGGGGGCGCCGGAGCGGTGATCTCCTGGTAGTTGGTCAGGATCCTTGCCATGTCGTCCCTCCCTTCTGTTCCTGGGTGGCGCCCCCGTCAAGGACGAGGGACGGGGGCGCCGGATCAGGGGTGGGTTACGCCGCCGGAGCTGCGCAGGACGTGTAGACCTGGTGACCGGTGGCGCCCGAGGGGCAGGCGTTGGCGGTGTAGAGGCGGACCTCACCGCACGGGAAGATCGGGGCGTAGCCCTCCTCCATGAACAGCGCCGTGTAGAGGTTCTGGCGCAGGTTCGTGGAGTCGTACACGTTGGTCAGGGTCACGACGTCCTGACGCGCCAGGACGATGGCACCCGCCGGGTAGATCAGGAACTGCACGGTGGTCGGCAGGCCGGTGATCGGGACGATGGGGGCCGTGATGTCGCCGGGGCCCGCAGGCAGGTTGGACTGGGCGTCCTGCCAGCCACGGATGAACTGCGGGCGGACGTTGCGGACGGAGAACCAGTTCATGATCGTGGCGTTCGCCAGGGCGAAGGGGTCGGCGTGCCACGCGTTGCGGCGGCCGATGTCGGCACGCCACTGCGCCAGCACCCACTGCGGGAGGATCACCTCCAGCACCCGGTTCTCGCTCATCTGCTCGCGGTAGCGCATGTCGATGGCGGCGATGTCGACGGCGGCCAGGATGGAGGAGACGGCCGAGGTGTCGGCGGTCTCGCCCACACCACCCGCGCCCTGGGCGGGGATGACGATGGCGGCACCGGCCTGGGTCAGGATCTGGTTGATGACGTCCTCGTTCACCTCCCGCTCGTGCTTCAGGGTGAGGCCGTCGATGAGGGCGGCGACGTTCTCCCGGTAGCCCACGTCCTGAAGGAAGGAGCCGGTGATGCAGGTCACGGCCACGTCGAGACGGCGGTCCGTGAAGGTGGGGCACGGAAGCTCGGTGCAGTTCTTCGGGGTGTCCGCGATGACCTGGGCCTCAGTGAGGCGCGTGAACGACGTCAGGGACGCGTCCATGATCTGCGCCCAGGACCAGTCGTTGGTGTAGTTGATGCCGCCACGCGGGGCCGTGGTCGTGGGCAGGTCGAGAAGGCCGTCCGACTCCCAGAGGGAGCACAGCTCGTAGCGGTTCTCCGACGGGGCGCACCAGCCGGCGGCGGCGGTGAGGGCACCCATGCTGTCCCCGCCTCGCTTGACGGAGTCCTGCCAGGACTTCATCAGGGAGCCGCCCGTGAGCCGCTCCTGCGAGCGAGCGTGGCTGAGGACGCCAGCGTCGTGCTCCCGATCGCCGGTCAGGGTCAGCTCGGCGCCACGGTCACGGGAGAAGGTGGCAAGGGCGCGCTCCGCCTTGATGCCGCCGCCGACCCGGGACGTGCCGAACTGGCCGAAGAGCCGGGCGGACGCCTCACCGATCTGGCGGACCGTGGTGGGCGTGCCCGCCTGGTGACCGAGGACGCCAGCGGCATCGGCGGAGAGCTGCACCGTGATGCGGTCGCCCTTCGGCTCCGCCTTGGTGGGCTCCGGACGGGCCTGTGCGGCCATCTGGGACACGCTGGGGACCGGGGCCGCCGGGGCGACCGGCTCCGCCTGCGGGGCAACCACAGGCTCCGCCGGGGCCACGGGGGCCGGCTCCGCGAGCGGGGTCACGGAGGAGAACACGTCCTTGGCCGCCTGCACCGCCTGAGCGGCGCTCTCACGGGACGACAGCTCCGCCTGGAGGGCGGGGAGGGCAGCGGAGAGTTCGAGCAGCTCCGCAGCGGCTCCGGGCTCCTCGGAGGCGGAGAGTTCCTGGCCCCGGGTCGCCACGCGGTTGAACTCGGCGCGCAGCTCCGCGTCGGTGGCCGTGGCGGCGTTGAACGCCTGCGGCTCCGCAGCGGGGGTCTCGGGGGTGGTCGGGTCTGCCATGGCGGGGCTCCTCTCGATCGGCAGACGGACAGTTCACGTCGCACGGATCGGCCCACAGCCAGCACCCAAGCTGACCCCAAGACTACGCCCTCGCGGATTGTCACGCTAGGTAGTGGTTGAAAGCTGTACGGAATAGGCGTGTGCCGGGTTGTGCCGGATGTGCCGGGACCTCCGGATCATCTCTCACGTAAGGCTCTAACACTCTGATGATCGGAGCTTCCCGGCACATCCGGCACAGTGACTGCACACTTTGCGTTTCCGCAGGTCAGGGCGTTTTGGGCAGAAGTCGATTTGTGACGGTTCCTCCTCTTAGGCTGTCTAACGATTAGCGATCGCAACCAGAATGCAAACCTCCGCTCCTCCCCGGACACACCTCGGGCCCCGAAGCGGCACGCAGAGTGCACACCCGGGGCCCGTCACCCTTGGCCACTACTACTTCTTCGGCGCCACCATCCGGAAGGTCCCGCCGCCCTTGGCGATGATCCTGCGGCGAACCTCCATGACCCCCGACGTGGCCGGGAGCTGCTCGGTGGACCCGTCCTTGTAGGTGATCAGATAGTCCTGCTTCGGCTTGGCCGCTCCACAGCAGGCCATGTCAGCTCTCCTCTCGTGCGATGGCGGCGTTCGCCCAGAACACCGCTTCTTCGATCTTCGTGAGTGCCAGGGACCGTTCACGACTATCCGGCGCCACCTGGAGCACCTTGACCGTCATGGCGTACCCCGCGTCCCGTACCGCTTCGTGGCACGACTCCGCGTCCTCGTCCGGCTGGTAGGCCGAGAACCGTCCTCGCAGGCCTTCGTAGTCGATGGTCACGCTCGTCCTTCCGTTGTCGCCTGCGCCCATGCCCACCTGGCACGAGCCGTCTCAAGGCCCCCAGTACGTGTGACGGAGGCGTACGGCCGTGTGGCGTCCTTCCATGACCCCTCCACGGGCGTGATGCCGAACGACGCGATCAGCGTCCGTTGCGCTCCGTGGGCGAACGCCACGCGCGCCCGTGGCACCGGGAAGCCTGGGGTGTTCACGGAGCACACGGCGATCAGCTCAAGCTGGCCTCCGATCCACCGCCAGTCACCCGAGACGGGCGAGGACTTGAACACCTCCACCGCCTCCGGCTTGGCATCTGGGAGGATCCAGCCCGCCACCCAGATGCCGAACTCGTCCTCTCCCGCCACGACCTTGGCCACGCGTGCGTCCACGTCGTCGTAGTGGTCCTGGGCGGCCCGGAAGGCAAGCTGCGGGTCGGCATGGCGAGGACCCGCCACGAGCGTGCCCACGGGCAGCACACCCCCGCCCTGCACCTCCTGCGCCGACACGTGGAAGTGGCTGTAGTCGCTGTGCCCCATCGGAGGCGTGACGCACCCGGGCAGGCCCACGTGGCAGGTGTCCCTACCCCCGATGTGCCCGAACACCCGGCCCGTGTCGCTGATCGTCAGGGGGGTGAGCTGATCCAGGTCCGGCTGGGAGAACCACTCCAGCGGCGGGAGCGGGGAAGCTTCGGAGCGCGCCGAAGCCATGAGGAACCCATAGTCCCCCGCCACCCCGACCGGCTCCGCCTCCACGGCCCCGCCCACGCCCATCGGCTCCGCCGGAACCGGGTCGAGCGTCAGCGACACGTCGGCGAAAGCGGGGATGGCCACGAGCGTGGCGCCAGCCACCCGCCACCGCGTGACGACGATGCGCTCCTCGGCGTCCATGACGTACTCGATGTCGTCCAGGTCGACGCTGGGGCCGATGACGCCGGCCTCCAGTTGCTCGATGACCTCCCAGGGCGCTGACTCCAGCATCGACCCCGTGGCCGTCACCATGCCGTCTGCGATGCGCAGGGTTTCGATGCGGGCCACCACCTGGCTTCCGCCGTGGCCGTCGTCGGAGAGCTGCTGCCAGCTCAACGGGAGCGGCAGGGTACGGCTGGAGCCGCCCGCCGGGTCGATGATGCGTCCGTCCCCCGTGGGGACTCCCAGCCGTGCGAGCACGGCCGTCCATGTGCGTGTCACGGTCTCTGCCTCTCTGTCCAGTCGATCGTCTCACCGAGGACCACCGGCAGCATGGTGCAACGACAGTTGATCACCTCGGCCGCAGGGCCCCGGGGGTCTCCCGGGAACAGAAGCTGCGCCCCGCCCACCCGGAACGGCTCCCGCAGGAGTGTGCGTTGCTGGTCGGCCACCGTGTGGGTGGGGCGGGTCCGGCTGTCCTCGGTGGCGATCCACTGCTTGAACGGGGCCGGGTCGCCCCGCTGTTCGGCCTCCAGCTCCGCCGCCCGGAACACCCCCGCGTTGACGGCTCCGATCGTCTCGGTGCGCGCCACGGTCACCGCCCGGTGGGGCCAGCGCTCGCTGCCGGTGGCGGTGAGGACCACATTGACCCGCTGTGCAATGTCGGGGATCGACTCCTGGTCACGGATGCCCCGCTCGATCTCGGCGACGACCAAGGCGTACACCTCATCCGGCAGGCGGACCAGCCGGTTGCCGGACTCGTTCAGGTAATTGGCTACCCAAGGATCCCCAGACGGGTCACTTGTCCCGTTAACACGTCGCCATGCGTCACCGAGAATCCCACCGATAACGGGCATAACCTCCACGTTGACCTGGTCCGTCCAGTACTCCGTGTGGTCGCTCACCCGGGACGGCTCCACGCCTCCGTCCCGTACGACGGAGGAGCGCACCCGGTCGAGCCACCGGGTCAGGGACCGGAACCAGGTGCGCGCCACCCGCTCCTCCCCCTCCCGGATGAACGCCTGCGCCCGCAGGCGCCTGGGGAGCCCCTCGTCGTCAAGGGGTGGCGTGGTCACCGCAGGAACCGCTTCAGGTGGTCCCGGCTGTGCGGACGCTGCGCCACGATGCGCCCCGCCGCGTAGCCGTACAGGGCTTCCTTCAGCTCGTCCCGGCCCCACCCGAAGGCGTCCGCCACCGCGTCGGAGAACTGGAAGGAGTCGGTGAGGAGAGCGTCCGTACGCCCCGCCCCGGCGATTACCGTGTGCAGCTCGTGCTTGGGCGTGGAGGCGAACTGGCCCCTGTTCTCCCGGGTGAGGAGCCGGCCTCCGGCACGCGACAGGGCGTCGTACACAAGCAGCTCGGCAGCGGCCACGAGCCCTTCGGGGACGTCCTCCGCCTCCGGCTCCTCGCCCTCCGTGGCGGGCAGCGCACGGGGCTCCGAGGGTGCCGGGGCGCTGGGCTCCAGCTCCCCGCCCTCGATCTCTCCACTGACCCCGGTGGCGGCAGGGGCGATGACGATGTCCAGGCCCAGGGCGCGCGCCACGTTGGGGTCGGACAGGAGCGTGGGGGCCCCGATGACGATGCGCTCCAGGAAGCGCTGCGTGTACTCGGTCTCGTCCGGCGCCGCGTCCTCGGGTACGCCGTTCTCGTCCAGCATGTACTTGTTGGAGATGAGGATGCGGTCGTGGAGGTCCCGCAGGTTCTCGGTGTCGTCGGGGCGCGCCACGATGGCCGTGGTGTCCCACCCGATCTCGTAGCCCAGGGCGTCATCCGGAGACATGCCCATGGCCACGAGCGCCGGACGGAACCACTGCTCCGTGATCGCGTCGCCCAACTCTTTCAGGAGCGGCTCAATGTAGATCTTGTAGGTGGACTCCTCCACCTGCCACGCGGACCAGTGGTTCGACTCGCCCTGGGTTCCCGCCGCCACGTCCCGGGGCATGTCGAGCGTGGCCGCCAGACGGCGCAGGGCGTCCTGACGCAGCTCCACCACCGACGTCACGAACTCCGACGCGGTGTCGATGTACGCCGCCGCACCCCCGGAAGCGATGAGTTCGCCGGGGGCGTTGAACGCCATCGGCACCACGGCGGACGGCGTGCCGGGCTGTTGAATGCCGATCTCGGCCACGGACAGCAGCTCATCCATGAACGCGAGCGCCGTGGTCTCGTGCTCGCCCTTGGGGAAGTCCAGCTCGTTGGCGAGGGCCAGCAGGCCCGCCGTGGAGAGGCGGGAGTCGAGCCGTGCGGCGATGTTCTGGGAGGTCTTCTCGATCTCCCGGCAGATGGGCAGCGCAGGCCGGGCCGCCGAGTCGGGCTGGAGCGGCTCCGCCGGGTGGGGGCACCAGACCCGGAACAGACGGGCCTTCGGGTCCAACGTGACGTCCATCCCCGTCTTGGGGTGGGCGTACTCCCAGTGCGCGTCGGGCCCGGTGCCCTTCGCCTTGACCTTCGACGGGGGCAGCACGATCCACTCGTCGGGCTGGGGGACACCACGGATTGCGGGCTGGGGGTTGACGATGACCCAGGCCTCACCGGGCACCTGCCAGCACAGGGCGAGGACGCGCAGCAGGCCGGCGCGCTTGGCCGCACCGCCCAGGACCTGTGCCGCCGCTGAGACCGCCTTGGCGTTGTCGGTGGGGCCGGTGGGCTTCCCGGTCTCCCTGTCCAGCTCGGTGGCGTGGATGTCGGCCTGACTGATCGCGTTGGCGATCCAGACCAGCGGGGACCGGAACTCTCCGATGACGTCGAAGAAGTACCAGCCCTCCCGCTGCCAGTCGGAGTTGGAGTGCGTGCGCCGCATCCGGTTGGCCTTGACGACCCCCGGACCGCTCATGGGCATGGCAGCCGCCGTGACGGCACGCCCCGGGGGCGCTGCCTCCGACCGCTTGTTGCGGAAGATCGCCACCGCTCTACCTCTCTTCCCGGGTGGCGAGCCACCCCGTGATGTGGCTGAACGCCAGCGCTGCCGCTGCGGCCATGAACCACCGGGTGTCGCCCCAGGCCCACCACGCCGCTCCTACGCCCGCACCGACGTACACCGACGCGCACCAGTCGCAGGTGAGCAGATAGGCGAGGGGGTCGAGCCTGGGGGGCAGGGCGACGATGAGCCGGTCCCGGGGCACGGTGAAGATCACGTCCCGTGTCACGAGACGCGTCAACCGTGCGGTGGCCAGTGCCGCGAGGGCCAGAGTGATCACGTCCATAGGTGCACCCATCATGACGCCTTCCTCTCTGCTGCGGCACGCCGTGCGGCGATGGCCGGGTGGACGGCGGGACCCAGGCGTACCGCCTTGTGCGGACTGATCAGACTCGACTGCGACCGGTCCCGCAGCATGTGGTACGTGACGGCGTGCACGAGCGCGTCGATGCGGTCCGGCGACACGGTCGTCTCCTCGGGGATCCAGGTCGTCAACTGGTCCTCCAGCTCGGGCAGTACGCCGACGTGGTGAACGCGTCCCTGTTCGTAGAGCATGGCCACGGGCTGGGCCCTCAGCCTCTTGCCCTGGGAGGCGTTGACGCGCTGGATCGGTGCGGGCCCCGCGTCGTCCCCGTGCAGGTCCCGCCACACCCGCTGGAGGACGTTCTCGATCCAGTCCTTCCCGCCGTTGTCCTCCACCACGATGCGTGCGGCGCCGTACTGCTCACGCAGGGCGTAGGCAGCCCGTGCGGTCTCGTCCGGGCTCCGCCTGCGGGAGGCGTCCGCCAGGACGTAGTGGTGCCGGTCGACGCCCCACCCGGCGACGGAGAGGCCCGTCTCGTCACCCTTGGCCGTGCCGGCGGGGTCGAGACCGACGACGATGGAGACCAGCTCGGGGACCTGATCGGGGTTCACCCGGTGCGTGTCGATGTGGACCCGGGCCACGAGGGCGCCGGGCAGGTCCTCCAGGACCTCGGCGTTCAGCTCTTGGCGTCCCAGCGTGGTGCCCTCGTACTTCGCCACCACGGAGCGCTGAAACGTCTTGGCCAGGTTGTGCAGGTTGTCGTACGTGGAGCCCCGCACGGTGACGCACTCGGGGTCCTTCAGCAGTTCCTTGATCAGGGTGAGCGGGCGGGGTGTGGTCGTGATGCAGATCTGGGGGTGGTCGCCCAGGCGCATACCGAGCTGCGCCATGTCCCAGGCGTTCTGCATGTACCGCCACGCCGCCAGCTCGTCGAACCAGCCGTAGTGATGCTGAGGTCCTCGCAGGCGGTCCGGCTCGTCGGCCGAGTACAGCGTCTGGATCGCCCCGTTGGGGTAGACCAGGCGCCGCTTCGACGGCTGGTACTCGGGCCGGAACATGGCCGACGCGCACGCCAGGATGCCGGACTCACCTTCCACGAGGATGTCCCGGACGTCGGCGGCGGTGGGCCCGATGAGGGCCCCTCGCTCCTGGGTGCGCGCCTTGTCGATGGACCACTCGGCGCCCGTACGGGTCTTGCCCCAGCCACGCCCCGCCAGGGCCATCCACGTGTCCCAATTGCCCGGGGGTGGATGCTGGGAGGCGCGTGCGTGGACGCCCCTGCGTCCCGGGTGGGGTCGGCCGTCGCAGTCCGGGACGTCACAGAGCCACGGAACGCGGCCAGCCTCCCGTTCCGACACGACCTGTTCAAGCAGGGTCTCCAGCCGCTCCAGCTCGGAGGCGCCCAGACGCTTGAGCTCCGCCCGGGACAGGCCCAACTACTCCACCCCCGTGTCAAGGCTGAGTGCCCGCTCGACCAGCTCTTCGATGCGGGTCACACGCTCCGCCGTCTTGGCGTCGTCCTTGATCAGGAAGGCGTTCGCCTCCAGCTTGGCCATGGCCGTCAGAGCCTGGTTCCACCGGATCGTGGGGTCCTGGTTCTTGTCGATGAACTCATCGAGCCGGGCGGAGAGGTGACCCCGAAGCTTGCGGACCAGCTCCAGGTTCTCGTCCCGGGACTCCGTCATCTGGAAGGCGAGGTCCTCGGTGTCCGCCAGCATGACGTAGTTGTCGTGGGCGGTGACCCGGTCCACCCACTGGTGACGGACGGACCAGACCTCCAGGCACTGCGGGGTCTTGCCCACCTTGGCCGCCGCCTTGGCGATGGACCGGTCCTTGCCCAGGCGCAGGTAGGTCTGGAAGGCCTCCCACGCCGGGTCGGTCTCGATGTCCCGGCGGAGCCAGGGGTAGGGCTCCGGGCGCCCCTTCCGTCCGTATGCCATGGCGGTGCTCCTCTCAGCGGATGATGAACAGGGCGGCCACGGCGCCGAACCCTGCCGCTACCGTGGCGTACAGACCCAGTGTCGCGCGTGGCCACCGGTTGGCCTCGTCGGCACGTATGCGGGTCTCGTGGTCCTGGAGCTGCGTCGTGACTTCCTTGCGGAAGTCGTTCAGCGTGGTGTCGACACGGCCGACTGTCTTGGCCATGTCCCGCACCTCGGCGTATATCTCCGTCAACGTGATGACAATGCCGGCCTGGGGCGTGGTCACCGCTCCGCGTCCCCTGCCTGGGAACGGGCGAGCGCGTTGACGGCGGTGCGCAGCTCGGCCACTTCGGCACGCAGCTTCACGAGAAGCTGGTGCGTGAGGACCAGGTAGCCGTACGCGTCGGGGATGCGTCCGTGTCCAGCGTCCTGGGACGCCTTGTCGGCGTTGGCGTTGCGGTAGTTCCAGAAGTCGATCGGTTCCATGGAGGTACCTCCGGGAGTCGGCCTGGGTACGGGGGCCGGCGAGGGGGTCGTACCGGGCCGGCTCCACGACGGTTCATGGTTCAACCGTTCGGCGATCCTACGGCGCAGATCGGGCATGGCGACCCCCACCCCCTTGGGATCCGACTTCCAGTCGGACCACTCCAGGTGGCCGATGACGGACTTGGCGCCCCAGTCGTGGACGCGGCAGAGGGCGGCGGACGCCCTTACGATGGCCTCCACCTGCACGGCGGGCCAGGGGTCCTTTCCGTCTCCCAGGTTGGCGCACTCGAATCCGTAGAACGCCCGGTTCCCGTCGGAGGTGCCTGCGGACCCGTCGTGCACGTTCGGCGCCGGGGGCCGATTCTCGTAGTCCTCGTTCTTCACCGCAGCGAGAACGTCCGGGTCCCCGCCGCCGGCGTGGTTCGCCCTGCCGCTGGAGATCAGGTAAACCGTTCCGTCACGCTCGATCACGCCGTGGCACAGCGGCCCGGGGAGCGTGGCGAATCCGTCGTGGCAGATCTTCACCGCGTCGACCATGTCACTCGTGACCGTGTGGTGGATCATCACGCCGTGGACCTCGCCCCACGCGCCCTTGTGGTTCCGGTTGTGGGTGAGCCAGCCCGGGTGCTCCACGACCTTCACCCCCTCGGCCCGGAGCGCGTCCGCCAGAGTCCTGCCGTTCATGGGTGAGGCCATGGGTTCGTCCTTCCGTTCGTCCTGCGTCCCAGAATACGGAAGGACCCCCGCCGCAGCAGGGGTCCTGTGGGTACCGCTTCGGTCAGAGGGACTGACCCGCCAGGGCCATGGCGGTGAGGCGGACGGCACCCTGGGCCGGGGCCGTGGTGAAGGTGAGGACGGAGGTGTCGGCGTCCAGCGAACGCACGGTGACCGGGAACCGGTTGACCTCGCCGTTGTTCAGGTTCCTCAGGTTGAGAAACACGTCTCGGCTGTCAAGGTTGTGCTCGACGTTGAACGTGGTCGTGGTG